GAATAAACCAAAAAAAGCATAAGTAATAACAGGCCTGACACTACCTCGTAATGCGTTGACAAAGCCCCCAGCATCGATGGCATCATGTTTATATAATCCTTCGGTTTCTTTTATTTCTGCTTGCTTGTCGATGATGTTAAGCTTTAGCTCATTGCGCTTAGTCATCAAATCCATTTCAACTTGCATACGCTCTAAGTTGTGTTTGTGATCCTGGCTGGCTTTGAAATAGTTAAGCACCTCTGGCAGAAACGATGTGCCAAAGCCCAGCAGACTTCCTAACAATGTCATCATTGTTCAGTCTCCATTTGCATTGTTGATTTTTTATTGTCAGCTTTTGCGCTGTATGCATTGAAGCCCATAAAAGCGGCAACGACACCTGATGCGGCAATAACATACACACTTGCTATATCTGTAATAAGACTTGCAGCCTTGTCGAAACCAAGCACAGAAGCCAGTAAAATAATAAACGGATAGATCAACATTCCAGCTAATGCGAAACCAGTAAACCGTCTTTCTGCGTTTCTTTTCAGATCTCTATCGATCATTTCTAATCTACGATCTTCTAGAGCAAGCTTGTTCCATTCACTTGGCTCGATTACTCCGTTTCCGTTTGTGTCTGCTTTTTTGAATTCGTTCATTTATTCTCCTTGCAGTATGCAATGCTATGGAACGTTCACGAGTGATAACGATCACTTTGCCATCCTGGTCATACAAGATGAAACGACCTTTCCACTCACGTAAAATCAACGCTCTATTTTTATACACACCACTTTAGAATTTGCGTTTGTTACCAATACTTTGGCTTGCGCTTTTGAAGCTTTACATGCCTCTTCTGAGCTGTAACTGCCAACATGGAAATGATCGAACTGCCCAGACACCAGCTGGAGCCACAACAATACCCACATTACCAGCGACCCTGTTGCTTGCCCAAGAAATAAAAAAACAAAAAAAGCAAGCCGCCACTTATAACAAAAATTACAGCTCCGATTGCAAAATTAATGACAGCATCTACTTGAGCTTGCTTGCGGTATATCTCGTCTTTTCGTTGCTTACGCATTTGTGCCTCGATGGCGAGCACCTCATCCCATTTTTTCGGGCCGTAGTGCCAAGATATGTAATCTTTTAGCTCGCTCCTCATTCGAGCGAGTTCTTCTTTTTTTGACCATATAAGGATAGCTTGCTCTTCATCAGATCCCTTAAAAGTCTTTTGCCACATCGGTGGATTTTTTTGACGCTCCTCTAAGTGATTTAAATCTGCACATGCTTTTCCCCAGGTTGCCAAAGACTGACCCATGTCGCTTAGATCCTTGGCTGTATCTAGACCAGCACGCAAAGTTTTGTACGCGCCAGCAGCGAGCATTGTAATACTAACAGGATCCATGTGAGTGTGCCTTGGTGAACTAGCCTAAGAAGTTCATACGTAATAAGAGCAGTAAGCTTGCTCCAGTGATTGCGATTAGTATCATCTCTAAACGCTTAATCCTCTGCTGCAAGTCTTTTACTGTAAGCGTAATAGTAGTCTTAATTTCGACAACATCTTTCTCGACTTGATCGATACGCGAATGTGCTTGAGAAAGTGTACGTGTTCGTTTGTCCATGCTCTATCCTTACGGTGCTATAGGCCAGTCTTCGTCAGCGAGGTTCGGCCATTCATCTAGATCTGTAATGTTGCGGAGTTCGGATCTATAAACCGCCCACTGTGTTTTAACATCGTTAGCCAACGGACTGTCATTTACTTGCGTCCAATCAGTATCAGCTAGAAGCTTGTTACGTGTAACTCTGTGACCTTCGGCTACTCTTGCATCTAGCGTAGCTTGATACGCAGCCTCATGTTCTGCCTTTGTGGTTTTCTTACCATCTTCATCTGTGGTATCAGCAAACATATCCTTTGCTACATACTTCTCTACCCAGTTCCCGTTGCTGTCTTGCTCAACACCATCCCTCGCGCTGTACTGGTATGCGCCAAGTGTAGCGGCTGGGCTTGCGAGTACTGGGTCTATGTTCATACTGTCACAAACGTTAGCGCCCCAGACACGAGGCAATGCCATTTGCGGAAATGCTGCTCTCCATTGCCCTTGCGATTTAACTTCGCCTGTTGTTCTTTCACGATATTCTGACATCAGTTGATACTCCTTTCGTCAGTTGATTTATGCGATTGCGTAGAAGAGGTATGTACCATTTAATTGATTTACAAATGAGTCAGAAGTTGCTAACTGAAAACCTGAATTGTGTGGGTTGATAACTTGTCCTGTTGTTTCTGAGGCAGTTGTACTTAACTCAAGAGTTTTGTCATCACCTGCCGTTATTCCTCTTACTGTATCGTAAACACTCCAATCTGATGTTTGGTCTATACGTTTAATTAAAACAAACCTAGCACCACTACTAAATCCACAGTCTACAATTGGGCCTGTTGCACTGCCGTTTCCAGTATATGTTCCTATTTTAGATACACCTGCTGCAGTAGCGAAAAGGATAGCTATAAAAGTTTCTCCACTACCATTTACATCATTGTCATCGCCAAGTGTAAAAACAGATGAAGTTGGAGAAGTGTCATTCCAATAAGCAAGAAAGTCTCCTGTCTTCCTATCATCGTTTAATACTAATCTGTCTGTATTATCCCCATAGTACACACCCCAATTAACTGCACCACTTGTTCGTTTTATCCACATCATTTCAGGTGGAACGCCAAGATTATGAGCTACAGTTCTTACGCTTCCTGTCCCTGCATAAATAACTACGTCACAAAACGATGGAGCACGTTTCCAGTTCCAATTTATAAAAGTACTATCAATTCCTGTCCATGTATACCAACCATTTTGAAAATCCCAATCAACATAAGAATTAGAAGATGCGCCAACATCTGAATATAGTCGTATTCGGTTTTCTCCTAAAAGCCTAGCACTTGTAACATCTTGGGCAGTACCAGTTATTTTTTTAGATATTCCAAAATCAACTACATGACTTGTTTTAATAGAAGGTGTGCCAGACCCATCGCCAAGCACAGGTGTAAAAACCTTAGTCGCATCATCTGGTACAGCTAGTGGGCCACGTCTGATTGCCATGTAGATGAAAGTCTCACCAGAACCATAGTTGATCTCAAAGCCTGTTGGCGTAATCTTTGTGGTAGTACCAGTTGTCGCCTCTGCTGAATTTAAATTCGCTTGTAAAAAATGTAAACCAGAGAAGTCTGCTAATAGTCCACGCATAGTGTCAAACAAGTACCAATTATCTGAATTAGTGGCTGATTTTATAAGTAAAAACTGCGGCTCAAATCCTAGATTAATAGTTGCCGGTGCTGCCCCAGTAAACGAACCACACTTGATAATATCTTGGTCACCATCAGGGCCGAACCCACCGTCAGAATTGTTGTGTGCAAATAGGTAGGCTACGAAGGTTGCTCCATTAATATTAGTGTAAGTACCATATCCATCTATGTATTCGGGTCTAAAGTCAGTTGCAGTAAAACCACTCGACAAACCACTACTCTTTGTACCTATAATGCCAGTGCTGTTAAAACCAAAAGTACTACTAGATTGCCTATAACCTCTATCTCCATCAGAGTACAAAGGACTCATAAGCCAAGGGCCAGCGGCATCTGTTCTTTTCATCACAATATGCCCAGGCACTGCGCCTAAATTATGATTTACTCGTTGTGAACCACTTCCGTTTGAAGTCCACGTCACAACATCAAAAAACTTAGGGGCTTTCCGAAATGTCCAAGAGACCATATCATAAGTGTTAAGATTATAATTATCTGCCGTACCAATTGTAAAACCATCAGAATTAAAAGCTGTTAAACCTTGTGCCTCTGTTCCCTCTGCTGCGTCAGCCTGACTTTCAAGTTTTTTTGTTACGCCTCTTTCAGTATCCACTAAACGATGAGCAAAACCTGCTTCTCTCATTTTAAACCAAACTAAACCACCCTCACTGCTGAGGTCAATTCCGTTAGTAATACTACGTGCAGTGCCATTGCCTTCCCATAAATTAGTGCTGAACACCTCGTCTACATCAAGACCAGCGCCTCCACCTTGACCAGCCGCTGCCTTTAATAATTTAGTTGAAATGTTCATTACTTAATATCCTGACCAGCCACCAACAGATTGTAGATTGTGCCACCGTCTGTGGTAAAAATCACAAACGTATCAATCGCATTTGCGGTAGCCGTGAGCGTAGGAGCAGCACCACCCACAAAGTCTACAGTACCGGGAAAAGTCACAGTGTAACCTGATCCAGACGCATCCTGTTTTATCTTCAGTACAAAGCTTGATACCTTTCCGCTAGCCGCTGGATTGCTAAACGTATAAGTTACATTCTCAGTTAGCGTGTGCTCAAACACATTGCCATCACGTAGGTTTAGCGTAGCCGCATTAGAGCTAGATGTAACAGAAGTACTTTCCTCGATTGTGCCATTGTCAAAACCAACCACGCCGTTGGCATCAGTTGTTACGAAAGCACTTGCGTTTGTAGTGCCAAGAGCATTGGGTAGCTTCACAGTATAGCTTGCTGATGCGCTATGCGGTGCAGACTGTATTGTAATGCCGTGGCTGTTGTTTTCACAATTAAGAACAATTGAGCCTTGGTTTGTATTACCCTTGACAACAACGCGACCAGTACCATTAGGCGCTAGCTCTAAATCTGCGTTAGAAGTTGTAATAATATCCTGACCGTTCATATCAAGGTTACCACCTAGTTGCGGTGAGGTATCGCTTGATACGTCAGCTATGCCTGGTGATATGCCAACCCAAGCAGATCCGTTGTAGTATTTTAACAAGTTGCTAGAGCTGTTATATGCTAGATCACCCTCGTCTAGTGAACTAGTCGGGTCTGAGCTACCAACGCGATAGCGTTCTGCAAAACTATTTACACCAGATATATTGGTAGCGACTGTCGTAATATTGCTGTTAGCTCCGGCAACGGTTGTAACATTGGCAGATATACCAGCAACTGTTGATATGTTTGCAGATATACCAGCGACTGTGTTTACGTTGCTTATTGCACCAGCCACAGTGTTTACATTTGATATACCACCAGCAACAGCACCAATATCAGTACCATCTGCCGCAACAGTTGTTACATCACTTGCAATGCCAGCGACTGTTGTAACATTACTTGCTACACCAGCAACTGTATTTATGTTTGATGAATTAGCTGCAACTGCGTTAATGTTTGTTTGGTTTGATGCAGCAACAGTAATGGTTATAAACGCAGAACCATTAAAAACTTTCATCTCACCATCTGTCGTATTAAAGTATAGCGCTCCTGTTATTAGTGCATCACCGTCATTGTCAGTTGATGGGTCACTGGACTTAGCACCTAAGTACCTATCGTCAAGATTGTCAAAACTTGCAGCTGCATTTGTGGCTGACGTTGCAGCCTCACTAGCCTTTGTCGTTGCCGTCGTTGCGCTTGTTGCTGCCTCGCTTGCCTTTGTCGTTGCGGTAGTTGCAGACGCAGCCGCAGCAGTTGCGGATGTTGTTGCAGATGCAGCATCCACTAACAAATCCCATTTTGCACTGTCAGTGTTTGTTGTAAGAGGCTGTGAACCAGAGCTGGTATGCGCTGTGTTCGCTATAAAGATATTGTTTGTGCTTGTATCTTTTACAATGTCTCGCACCACGTAGCTCGTAGATGCACCCCAGTTCCCTTTAAATATACCAATCGCTTGCGTAATGCTGACGTTACCAGAACCATCAAAAGCAAAGATTTTGTTTGCTCGATCTGTTGCAGAGATCGTAAACTCAGAACCAGTTAGTGTGTTTGTACGTGATGCCTTAATCGCACGACTAAGTTCCTCTTCGTGCTTTTGTGTCATAAACACAACTTTGTCTAACGCCTCTTCTAGGCTTTCTGCCGGGAAGGGATCATTGGCAACGAGGTCTAGACCTTGTGTCAGTGGTTGCTCACGTATGATAACAACAGTTACTCCACTTGCCGGAGCAGTACCAAACACGACATTACCACCAGAGGCAGAGCCTACCCCCGACACTGTGTAGTGTGTCGTTATGGTTTGTGTTGTTTCAGTACCATCTGCTGCCCTGAGAATGACAGTAAGATCGTCTTGATCAAAAATCTTAAACGTGTATGCAAACGTTGTAAGTGAGCCATTACCAGAATAACTGACTTTGTTTGTGCTGCTAGATACTGTCATCTATTTTCTCGCTTTCGTCTTTCTTGATCTTTTAGTCGTTGCATTTGAACGTCCTCATAAGCTTGCTTTAAATTTGCAAATCTCAAGTTGCCCTCGCTGTCAGTTTCTTGAAAAAGATCTTGTATTGATGCGTCATAAAACATCGTTTGTAATTTTCTTATTTTGTCTATTTTTCCAGCGTTGCTTAATGATGCGTAGCCGCTAGAAAAATCTGTTAGGTTTGCACCTTCAGCTGTTTTTACTTCGCCAGTTGTCAGCATTGTTAATGCTTCACGAAAGCTTAAGAACGAATTGCCTAGCATTGGAACTGGCATTCGTTTGTCGTTTTTTGCTATGCGTGTCCAATCAGATTGCGCTCCAAACGTCAGCGGTATGCCAGCTAAATCCTCTTTATTTGACAGAGGCCATTTACCTGTTTCACCATAAAGCAATACCAGCTCTTCTTCTGACGCAGACATTTCTTGTCCTGGCTCTATTCGTATACCAAGTATTCTATTTCTAATTGCAGCAATTGGATTGTTAGCAATAGACAAAGAAGCTGACTGTATAGGCTGACCTAGAGTGTCATAAAGAACTGCGTTGGTATCGTACTGGTTAGCAAACGCACTATCCATATCTGAGTATGAATAGATTGATGATAATAATTTATCTAACGTTGAATCTTTAACAGTGCCAATTTTATCTACATCTTTGGGGTCACCTTCTGGGGTAGTACCATAAATATAATTACCATCTTTATCTTTTCTGTAACGTTCTTCTTTTGTGTAATATTCAACATCTTGCCGTGGCTTTACTACATTTGGATCGCCACCAAACAAACCTAAATCATACAATCCACGCTGCAAACCACTGAGTGGATTTGGCACAAAACCTGGATAGGCTGCGCTTTGCGGATATGATCTTATTAAATTTTCTAAACCTTCGCCTCGCATTGTATCTGCAATGTCAGCAATACCTTTAAGCATTGGCAGCTCAGACATATAGTCAGCCGCTGCACCAGAAATAATAGCAGCATGGTTCATTAATATTTTTGCGTTGTTTTCGCCAGGTGGCAGTTCTGATGCTTTTTGTGCGTAGTCAGCTGACAAGCCAAGAATAGCGCCTATCGGCTCAAACCCACCGTATGGAATATAAATAAGTTCTCCGTTTGGCCTACCGTACTGATCATACAGCGGCATATCTTTTGGAAACCCTTCGCCTCTTATAACAAAACTGTATGGTTGCCAGCCTGGTGGCAATGCTTCTCTAGCTGCTTTGTTACGTGGCCTAGATCCTGTTATTCTTCCCTCAACTGCTTGCTGAGAAAAGTAATACATAACTGCTGAACTCATTGTTGCACGACCAGCCGCTAACTGTCTTTCTCTTGCAGACTTACCACCCCCAGCAAACTCTGGTGCTAGTGTTTTGTAAAAACCAAACGGTGAGTTTTCGAGCACACGAAACATTGAGTTAGTTGGCGCTGTTGCAAACGGCAAAACAAACCGACCAAGAAAATTATTTTGTATTGCACCAGTGAGCTTGCCTAGTTTGCCCAGGTCAGATTGCATTGTATCGTACAATGCTCTTTCTTCTATAACCTCATCGACTGCTTTTGGATCGAGCAACAACATGCCAGCTTCTGCAAGCGCTTCTTCATCTGTTTTGCCTTGCATGATAAGATCGCCATATCTGCGACTTACAGCTGTGTAGAGCTCGCCTCTTGATGACATAACCTTAAAAAATTCGTCAGCGCCTAATAGCAACCGAAACGGCAACCGCACACCTTTGCCAGCATACGATAATGATTTTGCAAAAAACGTTTCTTCTACCTGACCAACAGGATTATAAATTTCTAAATCATATCGGTTTTTACCACCGCTTGGCATTTCCGTTCTGAACGCTAATGCACCAGCGCTAAAAGCATCACCAAAACTGTCGTACCATCCTTTTATGCGTAATAATGCATCACGCATATACACTTGATCTGGATCAACCGTAATACCGCGAATAGCAGCTTGCTTTCTAAATGCAGCACCAAACGCACCAGCTAAGAGCTCAGACGGTATTTGATACAACATGTATGAGCCAGTACCTAAAATGTTTTTTAACTGCGTTGCTGGGTTTGACAGCAAGCCTGTCATGTATGCCTGGTGGATGACTTCTTTTGTTTTTGCGTAGTAAGCTTTTAACGAAAACCTATTGATACCACCTATCGGATCTTCGCTTTCAGCAAGCAAACCAAAACGCTCTACAAGCTCAAGCGCTGTTTCTTTACCGCCACTTTCTTGCAGTATGCGCTCTGCATTCGTTGCTAAGAATTTAGCACTGTCTTCACTGCCTACCTCTACATTAAATATGTTAAGTGTGCGAGCTGCTTCTGTTTGGTTGCCTTTTGTTTGTAGTTGAATACCAGCTTGTAATGTAAGCAATCTGCGAAACTCAAACAAATCTTGAGCTGACACCTCAACGTCATTCGCCATATCTGCTTTTATCTTTTTATAAATATCGAGCATTCGCTCAGTGTTAAGTACAAGCAGTTGTCTAGCGGCTAATGTTTTTGCTGCATTAAAAGAGCCATCACCAATTTTTCTAGATAACAATTCTTTGGTAAAACCAAGCTCGTCTTCTGCTAATATTTTTGCTGCGTCTGTTATTGTTTCGTTTTGCGTAATAACACCGCGTTTAACTAAATCTATTTCATCGGCAAAATCTTCTGATAAGACTTCTATTGCCTGGTGTACATCTTCGCCTGTTAGCATTCTAGCAGTGTTAAAATCACCACCGTTTTTTATGCCCTTAATATCTGCCTTCATTGCCTCTAGACGTTCTAAAACTGACTTCGTTCTATCGCCATCGAGCAAGTTGTCAGGCCGTACACCAGCATTCTTTTGCTGTTTTGTAATTACAGTCTTTGCTTTTGCTTTTACAGTTTCCGCTACTTTTTCTGCGTTAGCAGCTTCTTCTGTGGCGAACTGTTTTGCTTCTTCTAACAGCTTTTCATCTGGCACTGGAAATGCCGAATACCCACGCTTTTTAAATTCTGCTAATGACTCTGGATCCTCCAGCACCTGAGGAGCTACTTGCCTTTGCACTCTTTTGTAAGAATAGAGAGGGCTTGATGCTTCTGCTAACGGAACTGTCGCTGGTTCTGGTGGACGCCCTACTGGTACGTCCGTTATGTTTTTTTGTGCAGCATCTGGATTAACAGGCTGCTCTGGAATTTTTACTGGATTAGGTAGTTTATTAAAAAGTTTATTTAATTTGCCAATAGCAGCAACTTGTTGGTTTTGCGCTGGATCCGTAGCAAACTCTGTAGGCGAGCCAGCAGCATCAATTTCTGCACGTTGTGTTTGCTCTTCAGCTAAGTCTTGTGGATTTACTGCCATGATGCCTCACGCAAAAAAGGCCGCATAAGCGACCTATAAGTAGTTTGAAATTTAAAGTGTGTTTACTGTTCTTTTGTATCAGCCTGACGTTTCATCATACCGACAACATATTTTTGTTGTACGGTTTCACCAGACTTGTTTGCTGCAATCTGATCGCGCAGAAACTGCAACTCTGGTGCGCCTTTGCCATATTTTTCTTCAGCTCTAATCAGCCTTCGTTCCAAGGATTGCGTCATAGCCATCCCTTCCTATTACGTTAGTTTCATTATGCGTAACTATAGCAGTACTTATATCGGTGTTTTGACGCATTAAGTCAATAATAATGTCATCATAAATTTCTTCAATCTCATCTAACTTAGCTGCCTTTTCTGCTGCTGACATTGCATTCCAGGCATCTGCGCCCATGTCAAACTCTGGTATATATTGAAACCTAATACCAGTTAATCCGGCAATAGCTTCTTCGTTCATACCAGCTTGTCTGCTAGGCTGATCTGCTACTCTTGCATCTGTGATAAATGTAAATCCATCAACGTTGTATTTCGTCAGCTCGTCAGACAGATCTCTTGCATAGTCTGCATCTTGTCTATTTCTAAAATATATTTCTACACCAGGACGGCTATCAGCTGTACGTTCTGGCACAATCTTAGAAATAAATGCCGCATCTTGGTCAGCATCTTTTGCGACCTCAACCATACGCTTAGTAACACCGCTTGGGTCAAAGTTTTCGCGCACAACGAATTCAGCATTAAAAGCACGTTCATCTGACTGCATAAAACGTCCGTATGTATTATTTACCTGATACATCACAACGCTTTGATCTTGTTTAGCTGGCTCGCCTAAACGTGCTGCTACGTTAGCTTGCTCAACATTTGTCGGTCTTGCGCCAGGACGCTCAACACTAATGCCTAGAACATATCTTGCTACTGGTGCAGCTGCTGCGTTCACTTCTTCTTGCGCTGCAAGTTTTGCCGCTGTGTCAGCTTCTTGCGCTTGTTTAACTCTAGCAGCGTATTGCTCATCCGTTTCTTTTTTAAGTTTATTAGGTGGCTTGAATTTTTTATTTAGTATCTCGCGGTTATTTTTAATGGCACTTTGATCAGCTGCGCCAGCTAATGATGCTTCAAAATCTAAGGATCCACCTTCACCAGCTTTTGATGTCCAGCCTTTGTTTGTCCATATTTCTTTTTCTAAGAACCACAGAACAGCTTGCAAATCATCTGCACCCATTTCGCCAATATCAGGCGCTACGTTTTTAATAAAACCTTTTTTATTAATTTCATCTACCGCATCTTGGATTACACGTTGTCCAAAACCGAATTCAGCACCTACTTTAGGATCTGCTAGTGTACTTCCCACCATGTGTTTACCGCTTACGCCTTTTTCTACGGGTGGCGGCAATCGTTTTTGACCAGACATTCTGCGTAGAAAACGCGCTGCCCATACATCAACAGTTGCTGCATTTGTGTAACCTATAAGGTTACCAGTAAAGTTTGGCGTTTTTGGTGAGCCTTTGGCAGATCTAAATAAATCTAAAAGCGCTCGTGTAGAGGCTGGGCTGTTTGCATTAAACAGAGATCCACTTGCTTTGGTTATTAGCTTGAATGGACTGTTTGGATCGTTGTGCATTTGCCCTAACTTAATAGGGCTTGTATCACCTTTCGCTAACATCTCTTCATACATGCGTATTTCGTTATCAAACTCGCCACGAGAAAACCTACGCATAATCTCAACAGCGTTATCAAAGTTTTGCGTTACGCCTGTTTGCGCTGATGTTGTTCCTAGCAAATCAGCAAACAAATCTCCTAGACCACCAAACTCCTGGCGCATACGAGCACGCATGGCTCGATACCAGTTAGCTTGTTCTATTATTGCTTTTGCAGCTGGATCCCCTTGTGCCGCTCGATTAGCAAGGTTTTTAATCTCATTAACAGTTTTACGTTTAATTGTATTTTGCCATTTTATCGGATCGACATTTTCTGGCGGTATATGAAAGTTATACGGAACTTCTTTGTATGTAACTTCGACTTTGTCTTTTTTCTGCTTAACGTTGGCTACTTCCATGCCTTCTTGCAACCAGCCATCTTTTGCTGGGTAATTATTTTTTTGTGCTGCTACTTGCGATTGCACTGCTGTAGAAGTTTGCTCATCAGGAAAAGCTGTGTTGATAATGTTTTTTTCTGGCTCTCTTACAAGCTTGCCAATCATGCTAATCATTCGATTAGTAACAGGCGTTATAGGGTTGCTAAAAAGAGTGTTACCCTCTTCTGCTATTCTTAGATCGGCAGCTTCGCCAGCTTGCGTTAATGTAGACCGTAATATCGGTATGCTTTTCTTAATACCTTTGCCGACAACCATACCAACGCCAGTAGCTTCTGCTATGCCAGCTAATACAAGTAATGCACCGAATGATCGATCTGCTACGCTACCACTGTTGACACCTTGTTTAAATAACCGCGCACCCTCTTGGATATCCATAACGCCAGCTGTTACAAAATCACCTACACCGATACCAAATGTTGTTTCGTCACCAAAAAACATGCCAGACAATGATCTAGATTCGTTTTTTATACGTGGCCTTTGTGCTTCTAACTGTCTTTGTATATTATCTTCTGTAAAGCCTTGCGCTCGTAAATCTTCAGCTAAGCTATCTTCAGCAAGCTCAATAAGGTACTGCGTAAGTTCTACTCTGCCAGTTTCTCTTATTGTCGGATCGTACTCACCGAGGACAGATCCACCATTTCGTAAAATATTTTCTATTTCTTGTTCTGATAACGGCTCCGTGCGAAAAACTTCGTTAGGCATGTTATCTTGCGCTTCATTGCCAAATACTGCTGCTGTAACTTCTGGAGAATATCCAGCCGCCAACAATTCTTGCGGTGTTGCTACACCTCTTGTATTTAAAAAATCAGCATACTCCATTGCGCTTTCTATAGATGCGCCTGGAGTATCCATAGGTTGATCTGTGTTTTCTTGCATGGTTGGCTGGGCTGGTGCATCGGTTTGTAGATTTGCAACCATATTAGCTGGAGCGTCTTTAAATGGTAACATTGGTTCTGCTACACGTTCTAGCGCATTGGCTGGTGCATCTTGAAATGGCAGAATTGGTTGGTTTTCTTGTACTCTTTCAAGTGCGTTTTGTGGCGCATCTTTAAATGGTATTACTGGCTCTTCACCGACCTTAATGTATCCACCGTTTTCCATTTGAGCCAACACATCATTTCTATTTGTGTTTGGGTTAAATCGTCTGGGAGAATGCGGAAAGCTTTGCATACCAAGGTTAGCTTGTTTGATTTCAAAGGCATCGATGTACTTGCCCATTTCATCATCGACGCTGTAATTATTGAGATCGCTCATTCAAAAAACCCTCTAACGACAAACGTGTTTAACCTGCCTTGCAAATAAATGTACCTTCCCTCTACTAATCTTTGGGTTTCTGCTGGTAGGCTTAAAAACTTTTCCTCTAAGTCTGCCATAGGATTTGCGCTTGTGCTTGAGATTGAGCCAGCAAAATTAACGTTAGCGTTTACTTCTTCTAAAAAGTTACCGAACAACGGAAGCAAAGCTCTTTTTACGTTTTGTTTTTCAACGTTCAGTAATTCATCTGCTTTCGCTATTATTGAGTTATAATCTGTAAGCTCGCTCCCTTCTTCAAAAACCAACCTTCGCAGTTGTGCAATCACAGAATTTGTACTTTGCATGGACACACGTTCTTCGCCTGTCATTTGATCTTTATCAACAAAATTCAGTTCAGCTTTAACAAACGCAATAACGTCATTTAATGCTGTTCTAGTTTCTGCTTCTTGATCTGTGTTAATCTGTTCAAAGTCACCAGCAAACTTAACGTAAGTATCTCGCGTTAAACGATATGAATTGTCTTCTAAATATTTTGTATCTGCGTCATCACCGATTACTAACATACTTAATTTATCAACAACGTTTGGATCATCTACTGATGAAAAGAAACTGTTTGTTTGTAAAATTTTTGTTTCTAAGTCTTGTTGTTCTGAAAGAGACAGCTGATTGTTTGCAGTCAAAAAATCTAACAGCATATCTTGAAATTGCTCGCCACCGATAGTGCCATCATTTTGACTTACATCTGCAAGTTTTGCTTTAAAAGTATCTGTAAATATAAGATCGTATTTTTTTTCGAGCTCTGCTACGTTTTGCCTTCTGCCATTTGTAAGATCTGCTGAGAAAGCTAGTAACTTTAGATTTGTAAACTGATCCTTAATTAAATCATCAGTTTCTTTTATTTGTTTTGCTAAATACGTTTCAAACTTATTTGCTTTGGTCAAAGTTGCTGCCAGTGCAGATCTGGCTTCGTTTCTATCTACGCTGCCTAATACAATCTTTGTCCAATCGCTGTTTGGCAGCTCAAGCTCTTTTATTCTTTGATCTCGTTTTGCAAGTTCAGCCTCATCCTCAACACCAGTATATTCATCTAAAATATCCAGGTAGACTTTAAGACCGTAAACATAATCTGGATTATTAGCAGCATAGCCATCAACAACGTTTTTCATTATGTCGTTTATTGTGTCTCTTCCAAGCGCCTCGATAAGCTGTGGAGCCATGTAACCTGATTTAACAGATTGGTTCAGCATTGCTCCTATCTCAGCAGACTCTTCGTTGAATAACGTAAAATCAACAAATGGATTAGAATACTTATCTATGTATTGCTGGTTTCGTGACTCTATAGATGCCTTTGCTCGTGCCTCTATCGCTGTGTCTAGTTTGTCTTTTAACTGAAACCGTAAAGATATTTCATTTTGCGTAAACTGCTGATCAAAGTATGCAAGCTCTGCATCTGTTTGCGTAACCTTGCCACGCATTTCTGCTTTTATTTTTGCAACGGCATCGAACCAGCGACCAGTTTTGTTATCCATATTGATAATATCAAACGGATTTTTATCGTTTTCTAGTTGATCAACAAGCGATAACAAACCTTCTTTTGCACCGAATATAGCCTCGTTACGCTTTGTTTCATTAATCATTTTCTGACGTTGAACAGCGTATTCATTAACTTGTTGCAGCGCAGCATTAAAAACGTTTGCCTTGCCCTCTATGGCATTAACAAGAGGTTGTGCTCGCATTCTCGCAGTCATAGGTCTGCCAGGTGCTTCCGTAGTCATTTGCACGTTAGATCTAAAGCGAGGTATTCTCATGTTATGCTATTCCAAATGCGTTGCGATTTTCGTATCCAAATCGAGCCGCTTGACCAAAGCTCTGTATCATACTTGCCGTACCAGCAGACTTAGCAGCAGCAGCCTGATAGCCACCTTCCATGCGCGATAACTTAGCGCGTAGTCGTGCATCTTCTTTGGCGTCTTCCATTTGCATAATGCGGTTCGAAACGTTGAAATCTTCTTTTGCCTGAACAACTTCAAACTCCCTGGCAAACTGTCTAGATACACTCATAGGAGTGCCTCTTGAAACATCGATGCCAGCGCCAGCGTATTGATTTACAACAGTGCCAAGAACCTCTGTGCTAAATCGATATCGAGCCTCTTGCTCATCTAACGCTCGCACACGCCTGGTTACTTCGATTTGTTTATCTATTAAACCAACGTTACGCTCTTCCATTTGAGCGTTAAATTCACCAACTGCCCTATGTGCAGCAGCTGCGTCATCACCAGCTTTTTTCTGTCTTACACCGCTGGATATGCCTAATGCTAATGTCGCTAATTCAAAAAACATATATTACCTATCATACATCGTGTGTGTTCATGCGCGGATAAAGCGCTAATACTGTCATTGGCAGTGGCTGGGTTTGCTGCACGTAAATGCGGTCACCTTCCTCAAAACCACCCGGAAATTCTATTTCTTTGTCTCCAGTAAAGAGCGGCACAGCGGTATCCATGTCCATGCTGCTATCGCGGAAAAATATTCTATCTGCATTGTCCGCGTCTGTGCCAACCTCTGCACCAACCGTTTCGTGAAAGCGCAGTGTTACATCATGGATCCGTTTTGGTTTGCCCTGACTTGTGCCATCGCTCGATCCTGATTCAATGCGTAGCGTTTGCATTTTGCTCGTATAACTTAGACCCACCGCACCGCTGGTAATTGCAAAGTCTAACGCAATCGCGCCTGACGATACTGTTTTGTCGGGATGTGTTGCACCATTTGCCAGCACTGATGTTGCTGCCCCTTCCAGATGAAATAATCCTGACAGGCTTGTTGTAGAACTGCCCGAATATGCCAGCCCACTATCTACAAAAAACGCAGCCGTTGTATCGCTGCCGAAATCAAATGTTTTCATCACTTCGACGTATTGTTTCGTCTGTCCGTTTATCGTTCGTTTGACGATCATATACAGCTCATCCTCACCACTATCAGTTGGCAGTGAGATAATGCTTTCTACTTGCGCCTGACCGCTACCAAACGCACCGCCAATGACATGCTTGTGCCAGGCTACAATCTCTTCCTCGCGTCTATACGTTAGACCCAGCAAAGTACCGTCATTGCGCCTTGCCCACACGATGCTCTCAGGCTCTTGCTGGAAGGCAAACTCTTTTATGCCACCTTCGGTCAAATGCTCGGCTAAGACCGTTATGTCAGGCGCTGTATAGCCGCCTACGTCTACTTCACCGACATATTTAAACTCACGCACCTTACGTGCTCCGCGCTGGGCAAAGAGCGTGACATCTGCCACCTGAACAACTTCTGCATTGACGCAACCGTAGTTGCTGTATTTACGAATAACAGTAGAAGTTGGCGTGACCGGGCTACCGTTTGTTGTCGTAAGCACGTATTCGCCACCAGACGTACCAATATTGAGAATCCTGGTAGCAGATAGATACCTAATTGCGTTTACCTTGTTCGATGCAATGGTGTAAATCAATGCATCGTTATCGCCAGTGCCTGTTGTAAAATTCGTATAGTCTGCGTTTTTGCTAAAGAACAACGTTTGCGGATTATTGTTTGTTGCTGCAAAGACAAGCCGTTGTTCAAAAAATGTTACAACGCTCGGATGATTATCTGTACCAACCAGGCTAGGCGTTGTGTTTTCCGTAAAGCTTGGAGTTGCAAACGTCCAGTTGTTGTGATCGGATCTTGTGAGCGTTCGTACTGCGTGTGAGGGATGCACGAGGTACATAACATCTGCTGATTGTGCAAACCTGACATCATTTATCTGCGCTGACGTATAGGGCGTTGCTTTTTCGTATATTTTATCAACGGTTACCCCAGACCCTGTGTAGGTTGTGAAATTTGTTGTGTTTATGGCAACACCAAATAAATCCGTTAGCGTAAATGTGTTGGTTGTTTTATTTGCAACGAGATAGTTTCTGGACGTTAGTTCGGTCATATTACCGCCACTGTTTGACAGAAAAACCTCATCGCCATTACTTAGACCATGCGAGTTAGCTGTTAAAACACCCGGACTTGCTTTTGATATTGCCGTGACCGATGCTGCACTGCCAGTAAGCACTTGCAGACCGTTGCGAAAAACGCGCATGTATTGATCGCCAAACTCCAGCGCATAAGTGTCTGACGTTTTGAACTCAAACGGTATTAGCCTTGTGACGTTTGAACTATTTTTAACTTCGCCTAAAAACTCTGTACCCGGCCGCCTGGTAACACCGCCATGCGGCTGCACAATCATATTTGTTAGATCTGCCAGACCTTCACGATATTTTTCAATCGTAACTCTTCCCTCCAGACGCGGAGATATTTCCCCGGCTGTAAAGGTAGACAGTGCTGGTGCAGATCGCGCCATTTATGTTCTCGCTTGTAAAAAGTCACTGGCCTCGATCTTCTGAGGCGCACCTTCGGTTGCATCTACAAATTTTGCAGAGCGTAATTTATCTGAGTATTCTGCTGCCATAATCTGTTTTACTGTATTGCTTCCAGTGATTGCATAGGCCAGCTCAAACGCCAGGGCTGCTGCAAGCGTTTCTACAAGCCCAGCGTCATATTCTTGCGGATCTGTCACACGGCCGATGTAGCGTATTTTTGCAATACCCTCATCTGTCACAAGCTTACGACCTTCAATTACAAAAACAGGGCCACCCGAGTTGCTCGTCATATTGTCATAGGGAAACGTCAGCGTACCGTTACTAAACTCCAACACGCGCAAGCAGAACGGATCTGTTGGCAGTGCAAATTGATTTGCATAGTCAAATGCCGGGCTATCGCTTTCTTTGGCAAGCTCAACCCTTTTGATCAGACAGTTCCACGGATGCTGTCGAAAGACCATGTCACGCACTGAATCATACCTTTGATTAACCAGTCGCGCTGGCTTGCTGTTTTCATCAAACGTAGAGATGTTGTTCGCACCCAGCGAGTTTAGCGCAAAGTTTGCAATGTCTACAGTAGAAGTCATGTGTTAATCCCATAAAAAAAGGGGGGCGCTTTCGCGCCCCTCTAATTAATCAACCACGTATTTTATGGTTAGCTCAATAGTACCAGTGCCAGCAGCACCGCCCATTGTCACTGTGATTGCAACACCATTACCGTTGGTATCTGTCTCTGTGCCTGAGCCTAGAGCCAGTGTTGCCAGGATGTCTACCTTTTGCGCTGACGTAGATGCAGCCGCTGCTTTATACGCTGCTGCTGACGCGCTAACCGCGCTACCAGCTGCATTTGTATGTGCAGCAAACCCTACAGACAAGGTTGTAGATGAACCCATTGCATCATGTGCAAGTGATCCCTCTAGCAATCTTGCGCCATCGGGCAAGATAAACATCTCGATAACATCACCAGATGCAAGTGAGGATGCCTCAAAAGTGCCGTGAGCCACACGGATACGACCGCCCAGCTCATTAGCTTTGTTCATCACGGCTGGTGTTGCTCGTGAATTAGTTCGTTGTGTCGAAAAAACTGTTGCCATTGATTAATCTCCTTATGACTCAGTGCAAGCAATTTCGACTACCTTCACCTCTTCCATGCGTGTAGCACCAAGAGTTTGACAGTAGTAAACTTGCGTTGCGTAGGATTTATCGGCACGTTCATCGATCTTAGCCATAGGCTCTTTGCCTACTGCCATTTTCACACCGTCTTGAGCAAAGCAGATAACCTGGCGGTTACTGTCGCTGTCCTGTGTCAAACGATTGGATGTGATAAAATTAAATCCCATAAAAGAATTTATTTCACCTTGTGCCAACGCTTTGACGGTGTTGAAGTCGGATGACTTGACCTCTGTTGTGTTCAACAAGTCAGAGACTTGTTTTGGTGAAACAACGATTGTGCGCGGTATTGATGGATCTACAGATGCAGCATCCAGCGTTTCTTTTGCGCTCAATAGTTTTGCCACAGTCAGACCAGCTGATCCATGCGCGATTTTCTGACCTGATGGTAGTGCCGTTGATGTACTACCGTCCTTGCCAGTTTGCGCTGTACCAAGTGCCGCTGCAATGATCTCATCGTCCATTGCCCGACCCATCGCAGCAGCTGCCGCTCTGCCATAGGTTGATGTCGGATCAATAAGCAAACGAACTTTATCTTGCTCATCGATCAGGTCAGCCCATTCATAGTCAGACATGGTTACCATGCGTCTGGTATGTGGTGTTTCAACCAGTGGTGTATCGGCATGGCGGCTGGTTTTCTTTACCGCTGCTGATGACCCTACCTGGTCAAAGAAAGCTTTCTCGCCATTCACGCTTTCCACATCTACTGCATCACGCAGCAGCGATCCCATTTGCTGACTAAGCATCTGGATATTCGCGGAAAACTGATTGACAAAAGCTGTAGTTATTTGAGTAGACATACGTCTCTCCTTTACAGTTTCAGTTTCAATTTAGGATTGCTGCGCTTGGTTATCTCTTGCGAGGCCACGCTTACTGCTTAAGGCAGTCACTCTGCATGTCACACATGCTTGGCGTGTGGGTCTTTCGATTATCCACGTATCACGATGCTGCTTGAAAAAGTTCTTGGACTTTCTGCACATAGGCATCATGTTCTGGGTGCGTGGCATCCGTGTACGGAGTGCCAGGACGCATTATTTCTTTAAGTTCCTGATTGGCTTGCTCTGGTGTCATAATAAGCTCTGACGTTTCCCCGACAAGGTTGTCTTCGCCCATTTGCTCACCGAGTGCTGCAAACATTTTTATGATCTCTGGATGATCGCCAAGTTGCCGACCATCTGCCATCGTTTCTGTAAAAAACTCGTTTTCTTCTATATTGCCGAGCAATGTATTTGCTGCTGACTGCGCCAGCTTAATACGTTGATCTGTCGCTTGCCCCCACTCTTCGCGTAGGCTTGCAACACCTTCATCGAAGGCTGCTTCGGCTCTGGCTTCTGCGTCTTGCTCCATCGCAGCATTTTCGTTCATAAAATACGCTGCAATCTTGTCAAATTGCTTTGGCGATAGACCAGCCTCAAACACAGCCTGTCTAAAACTGTTTGCCTGT